GCCTTACCTACATTTGAAACCTATGGTAAGGGATGGTTGAGACGAGTTGCTGATGTTAAAACATCTGCCTCAACCATGATTGGCTAATTACCAGAACCAGTTTTTAAATAACATCCACCAAGAAACTTCTTTTTTAAGGAGTGCTTCTTGGAGATTAAGCATATCTCGATCATTCTCAAAATATGCTCTAGGTTGGCAATTAATCCCTATTTGAACACCGGTTCGAGTTGTGTATGGAGTCATGGCTTGGATACCAATCTATACATTTTAAACTTGCGACTTTCGTGCCATCGATCTTCAATAATGTAGCCTTTGGCTCGAAGTTCTCCAACTCTGGTTGATAGTTTCATCGTTCCAGCTTTGTGAAGTGCATCAAGAGGACTAATCCACTTACTAAGTGCAATAACAATCAATTCGTATTGGCTCATCATGTTCTCCTTAAAATGGGACATCTTCAGGTATATCATTTAAACTTTTAGGAAATGGGTCTTTTATAGGCTCTGGATCGTTTAAGTAAGCAATTAGACAACCATCTTTTAAACTAAGTAAAGGGATAGTCTCTAGCTTTAGCATGAGGCCATTCTTAGTTTCTAGAATTATTCCTATTGATTGATACTTCTTCTTTGCCTTTCCATCTTTATCTTGATACTCACTAACTGCTGCCTTAACATAATATTTGATTCCCATATTATTCACCTTTCATTAGACTTGCTTCTACTTCCACTTCATTCAAGAACTTCAAAACTTCTTCTTCCATCTTCTTAATAAATTCTTCCTCTCGTAAAACTTCTTCAATATACAACTGTGATCGAGCTGGCATTCTTGGGTCAAATGATACGAACCAGACCGACTTAGCACCGGTGCAACTCATTTGTGCTTGTATTTGGGTATAGTATTTAGATGGGCATCCATCCTTAAAATATGACCAATGTACTGCTGACTGATATGGACATTTGAGTTCGAGCAAAGAATCACCAATAATGCCATCAGGACTACAACCAAAGTCTTTAATCGTGGGATGGTCTACAAATGCAACTTGATCTACAAATACATTATGAGCAACCTCAAAGGCTGTTCTAGCAGTCTGTTCGTTATCCTTACCCCATTGCATTGCATCATTGGTATACGATGCTTCTATAACACCTGTAACCCTTTGTAACGCTAGTTCTATTAGATAATTTCCTCTAGATGCTGAAACACCGGTCTTTGTTTTTGCTAATACATCGGCAACTCGACTAGCTGTCACTTTGCCTTTTCTGATTTGCAACCAAGCATCAGTTCCCTGTTCTATTTCTTTATATTCAGTCATCTTTATTTCCTCAGTAATATAGGTTCTTGATTCAGTCATTATTCACTCGCTGCTTTTAATATTGCTTTTGCAAATGTATAAATATCACAATCTTTAGGTGCTAAATGTTTATCCCGAATATCTGATATTTCCTCATAAGTTAATTCACGCATTGCATACAATGGTGTTAATTTAAACCAAGGACTAGGTGGTAACTCTTTAAACAGTACACCTTGGTCAGATATATAAGCAAATGGTTTCATCGATCACTCCTCTCTTGTTTGGCAGCTAAACACATTTCAGCAAACTTCTTGGGGATGTCTGGATGCCAACCACCGATCAGGTTGCTACAGTTAAACTTAAATACTTCTTCTTTACGACTAAGTTCAGTCATATAAATAATGAAGCCACAGAATATAATCCACATTGCTATTACAAAAAAGAAACTTTTACTCATAAGACATCCTCCTTTTTATATTTTCGTTTGATAATAAAAGCTAGTTTCCTAAGTGCCAATCGTTCTATTTGCTCAACTTTATGCCTTGGAAGTTCAAGAATGTAAGCAACTTCCTCTTGAGTAAAATGATTATCATGCCTGTGTTCTTTCGAATTTTTCATCTAGTCTCTTTAGTAAGGATTCAAGGCGATGATTCCACAACTTAGAATCAACATTTGATGGCCATGTAACTAAGTATTCTTTAATAGTTTCAGTAGCCAATAGATAATCTACCTCTTTTTGCTTATTTAATAAAGAGTCTATTTGCTCATTAAATGTCATATCAACTCCTGTTTACGTTTATCCTTGGCTTTGGAAATCCGATCAATGGCTGCTTTATCCTTTGATAGTTCTTTATATGCTTGACCATAAGCACCTTTCAAGGTATCAATGTCTAAGCATTCTCCAATCATATCTACCCAGTTCGTGCATAAATCAGTTAGATCAGGAGTCTCCTCATCAATAGCATCACTTGGTAAATCTTCTCCAGCATAGATATAAAGACCAAGGCCATGTAACGCTATTGCTTTAGCCAAACATCGTTGCATAGCTGTATTAACTGCAAAACTATCAGGGTTAGACATAGACTTATTTTGATTATTCATAACTGGTAACTGTGCAGTCATCTTTTTACCAAATGCCTCAACTGTACAAAACACCATCAAAGTATCACCAAAAGTCATTGGTTGATCATAAGTCCAAGTAGCTAATGGGTCTAGTTGAAGTAACTGATCTACTGCCCAAGCCCACGATAAATAGGTAAATTTACCCTTTTTCTCTGTATGCTCATTGATGTTGATTTTGCGTAATTCTAGGTATTTACTCATCGTTTAATTCTCCATTGTTAAATTCTTTCTCAGCTTGTTGTGTAGCTAGTTTATAAGCATAGTCGTAGGCTTTTAAGTACATAAAATTACCGAGACCAAGCATATCGTTTTCGTTTACAAATTCAACAGTTTTATCATGGTCAGCCATTGTAAATTCATAAACAGCTTCCATAATCATTGCTGCTGGATTGTAAGTAGTCTTGATAAGTTGGTTGATACGATCATCAATTAGTTCTTGACCATCGTCAGATAGTGGGTCAATCCATAAGGTAGTCATTAAAAACCTCCTGTTTTGTATATGTAGATAAGAGCCAATGTAAGACTCATGGCAACTGTAAAGATAGTGCCGTATATGTAGTCTTTCATGATTAAGCCAATTCAATCATCAAGTCAGCAATTTCGCTGATTGACATATTGTTATATTGAGTCATATCTTCAGACTCAGCAAAGGCAAATACTTTTTTAGGAACTCGTAAGCCGACTTCTTTCATTGCTTTAAGTTCGGATATAACTTTTTGATTGATAACTATGTCTTTGTTCATCTTCATTTCCCTTTCGAATCATTAATAAAATTTACTGCATAAAGTAATAATAAACAGATATTTTCAGAAAGTAAACACTTTTTATCACTTTATTTAAAATATATTTAATTAATTTTGTTACATTTTGTCACAAACTTGTGATATTATTTAATTGAAGGAGGATTTATGGACGAAATTAAGAATATGTTACAAGCAGAATTTGGTACTTTAGATGAACTATCAAAGCATTTAGGTGTTAGAAACACTGCAATTTATAACTGGATGGCGAGAGGGCAAATACCTATTAAACATCTACGCAAACTAAACAATTTATCTCAGGGTAGATTGACAAAAGAGATGCTAAGACCAGACCTATTTGGAGATTGATATGCACTACTATCAGCATAATATTGGAGACTACCGTAAAGATACAAGCCATTTAACATTGTTAGAACATGGCATTTATAGGCAATTACTTGATACTTATTACTTGGACGAACAACCTTTAACTAATGATATTGCGAAATTGATGCGTTCGCATAGCGTTCGCAATGCAGACGAACAACAATCGCTTCAAAACGTATTAACTGACTTCTTTGTATTGACTGAAAAGGGTTATATTCATACTCGATGTGATAAAGAATTGGCTCATCTTTATGCAAAATCAGAGAGTGCTAGGGCAAGTGCTAATGCTCGTTGGACTAGGAAGAATAAAGGAATTGATGCGAACGCATTGCAAACGCAATCCGAATGCAATCCGATCGGTATGCTACCCAATACCCAATACCCAACACCCATTAACCCAATACCCAATATAAATATTATTACACCTGAAGGTGTTAGTAATGAAGTCTTTAAAGATTTTTGTAAGTTACGCAAAGGATTAAAAGCACCAGTTACTCAAACTGCAATCAATGGTTTAGCAAAAGAAGGACAAAAGGCTAATTTAACTCTTGAGCAAGTAATGATGCTTTGTTGTCAAAATGGTTGGAGAGGTTTTAAAGCTGAGTGGATTAAAGAGAAAAAGACAGTTGGTGAAAGAAATAGCACAGTCATGTCAGGCTTAACTAGAGGAATCATAGGAGGCAACAAAGATGTCAGACTACTTGGAAAGTGATTTTTGTGATCCAGATCAAGGATTAGATTACTTATTTGCTCGAATGGGTGCTATTTACGGTGCAACCTTTAT